GCTGCACGCCGGCCAGGCGGTGCATCAGCGCCGCGGCGGCATCCTGGCCGACGGCGCGCACCAGGTCGGCCGCGCTGGGCGGCAGCAGGTGCGCCAGCTCGTGCAGGTCGGCCGCGACCAGGTCGAACCGCGGGTCCACGGCGCGGCCCACCAGGCGGTCGGTGGCGGCAACGCTCATGTCGATCACGTCGCGGGCGGCCGGCTCGCCGCCTTGCTGCGCAGCGTGCGCGACACGGCGCCCACGAGCTTGTGCAGGTCGCGCGGGGCGCAGAAGTCCACGCGCTCGGCCCAGCCGTTGCGGCGGCAAATGCCGTCGGCGTAGCTCAGGCTGTGCGCCTTGCCCGTCACGCGCTCGAGCTCGGCCAGCAGCGCGTGCAGCTTGCGCAGCAGCGCAGTCTTCTCCACGGCGGGCGTGCCGCGCCGCCGGCCGCCCGAGCGATCGGGGTGCAGCGCGCCCTGCGAGCGCATGTAGTCGAGCACGCGGCCCTGCTCGTGCACCGTCAGCTCGGTGGCGCTGCGCTTGCCGGGGCGCAGCAGCTCGCCGCCGCCGTCGCGCAGCTCGGTCTGCGCCTGCAGCAGCGCACGGTAGGCGCCGTCGTCCAGGCCCAGCTGGCGCTGCGCGGCCTTGATGGCCATGATGCCCTGCTTGCGCCGGTGCTCGAGCGCGGCGGCAGTGTCGGCGGCTCCGGCCGCCGGGCGGGGCGCGGCGGCGCTCATGCCACGTGCTCCAGGATGCGCTCGGCCACGACGATCTCGTCTTCGAGCTGCGTGGCCAGGACCCGCATGCCAGCCAGCCGCGCCGCCACCGGCGCCACGGGGCTGCCGACATGCCCGTGCAGGTGCAGCGGCAGCTGCACGAACACCTCGCGCACCTCCCGGGCCACATGCACCAGGCTCTGCAGGCTGATGCGCATGCACTGCAGCCGCTCGCCGGGCTCGCTGTCGTCGTCGGTGTCGGTGAACACGTGCTCGTGCACGACGCTGACGCTGGTCAGCGCCAGGTCTACCTCGGCCGAGAGGGCCCGGCGCATCAGGCTCGCCACGGTGGCGATGGCCGTGCCCGCGGCCACCTCGGTCTGCAGGTACGCGAGCACGTCGTCGAACGCGGTGGCGCTCATGGCGAGGCGGCGCAACATCGCCTCGATGCGGATGCCGTCTTGCGTGGTCATTGCGTTACCTCCTCGGGTTGAGACTGCTCGAAGGACGCCCGGGTAACGCACCCGGACGCGATGCGGCTGCGCGCCAGCTCGCGCTGCGCGCGCTGGGCCACCAGGCGTGTGGCGTTGATCTCGTCCACCAGCTCGGCCACGACCTGGGCGTGCTCGCGCTCGCCGAAGGTCTGCATCACCAGCACGCCGAGCGCGAAGGCCACCACCACCGGCAGCACGTGCCGCTCGACGAACTCGCCCGCGATGTGGCGCTCGCGCGGGTCCAGGGGGTTCAGGTTCATGCCGCGTCCTCCGTGGGTTGCGTGGGGCCGTTGCGCTGCGCGTCGCGGGGCGGGCGCAGCAGAGTGTTGTGGGGGCAGCGCCGGCAGGCGCGCCAGTGCGCCACCTCCTGCGCGCCGTTGAGCTGCGCGTAGGTGCGGCCGGCGTAGCTGCGGCACTGCCCGGGCGGCAGCAGCCGATCGAGGTGCGGGCACTGCACCTGCATGTACGTGTCCACCACGCGCTGCACGAACTGCCCGCTGGCCTGCGGTATGTGCCCGGTGGTGATGCGGCTGACGTACGGGCGGCTCACGCCCAGCCGCTCGGCCACGCCCTTCTTGCCCGACGGGTCGGCGGCGATGGCGTGCTCGAGCACCACGCGCCACGGGGCGGGCGGCATGGAGCGGAAGGCCTCGTCAGGGGCGGCGGCAGCGGCACCAGCCACCACGCCGGCCAGCTCGGCCGCAGGGGCCAGATCACGCGGGGGGTCGGCTCGGCGCGTCATGGCTGGCCCTCCTGCGCGGCGTTGCCGGCGTCGGCGGTGCCGGCCGTGGCGCTGGCGTCGGCGTCAGCCACCAGCGCCGTCTGCACCGGCCAGAGGTACGCGTTGCAGTTGGGGTCCCACAGCGCCTGCATGCCAGTGCGCCACACCGGCGCCTGGCGGCCCAGGTCGCGCACCAGGCGCCAGATCACGAGCCCGTTGCTGGTGGGCGCGCGGCCCGGGGCGCGGCGGTCGAGCCGGCGCAGCACGCCCACGCGCTCGAGGGCGCGGCAGTACTTGCGCAGGTTGCCCGCGGCGTCGCGCTCGCCGCCGTCGGCCAGCGTGAAGAGCAGATCGTCGAGCGTGAAGCGCGGCAGCGTGCGCATCAGCCACCAGGCGCGCTCGCGCAGGCCGCTGCAGCGCGCCGCCTCGGGCCGGCCGCGGCCGCGGCGTACGGGCCGCACGGTCATGCGGGCGACGGGGTCGATGGTCTCGCTCACAGCGCGCACCCCCCTGCCGGCCTGGCCGGGTGGCGAGTGGCGGCAATGGCCTGCGTGGCGGCGGCCAGCGACAGCGACAGGCCCTTGTCGGTGGGCATGCGCACCGCGGCCACCAGCGCCTCGAGCGCGCTCAGCAGCAGCGGGGCGGCGGCGATCAGGCGCCCGTTGGCTTCCGCCTCCGGGAAGCTGCTGGCCCCGCCGCTCCACACGTTGGCAATGACGCGCTGGAACTCCTCGCCGGGGAGCTCGACGAAGATGGTGCGGCGGTCGTGCTGCCACGTCCCTGGGGTGTGCATGCTCATGCCGCACCCCCCGCCGCCCGGCTCTTTGCGCGCAGGCTGCGCGACGTGGTGTTGAAGTCCTCGCACAGCACCATGCCGCGCAGCAGCGCAGCGTCGGCCGTCGCGTTACCGGCGCCCAGCGCCACGCGCTCGAGCACGTTGATGGCCTCGACCACCAGGCGCATGCGTGCGCCGCTCTCGCGGTGGATGCGCTCGACCAGGTCGTCGGCCACCGCCACCTCGGAGAGCTGCGTGCAGGCGGCCCGCACGTCGGCCAGGGTGCTGGGCCCGAAGGGGCACAGCGTGGCGCGGCTCGTGATCTGGTCGAACTGGCGCAGGCGCGCCATGTCGCGCTCCATCATCACCATCACCAGCGTCGTGCCGCTCTTGTCGGTGAGCGAGCGCAGCCGCTCCAGGCACGCGGCGTTGTCGGCCAGCGCGAAGCCGGCCTCGTCCACGACGATCGGCACCTCTTCATCGGCGATGCGGGCGCCGATGGCCGTCTCCCAGTCGCCGCGCGTCGCGATGGACAGGCGATCGGCCAGCTCCACCAACATGCGGCGCGGCGTCCAGCCCGGGTAGGCCGTGACCATGACCGCGTTGCACGCGCTGGCCCAGTTGTGCAGGGTGCGCGTCTTGCCGTCGCCGGCGCGGCCGTGCACCACCAGCATCGCGTTCTCGGCCGCGCCGCGCTGCTGCTTCAGCGCCAGGGCGGCGCGGAATCTGGAGTCGTTCTCCGTGCGTACGAACTGCTTTCGCATGTCAGAATCACCTCGTTTCGTTGTGGGCCTGAGGCCCGGTCGATCGCCGAAACACGGCCGTCGGGATGAGTCGCATCACCCGGCGGCCACCCTCGCCAGCGGCTCCTCGCCGCCGTCGTCTTGCTCCTCATGGCCTGCCTGGCCTGCCTGGCCCGATGCATCCGATACCTGCGCGGCCTGCTGCTCGGCGCGCCGGCGCTCTGCGATCCGCTCGTTCGCCAACGCCATCGTCTCGGCGTAGGTGAGCGGGCGGTCGTCGTCGTCGCGGCGGCGCGGCGCGCCCTCGCCGTACAGCGCCACGCGCCGCATCTCCGACTCGAGGAAGGTGAGCGGGCGCTCGTCGTCGTCGGCGGAGCGCACGCGGGGCTGCAGCAGCACGGCCGGGATCTCGAAGACCGGCGTGGCCTGCTCGATGGCCGGCGGCGCGATGCGCTGCTCGATCTGCTCGATCTGCTGCTCGCGCAGGCGGATCTGCGCCTCGGCGCGCTTGCGCGAGCTGTGCTCTTCCATGCTCTCGGTGCGCGACTTCACCGCCGCCACGAAGGCGGCCTCGGCGATGAGGCGGCCCTGCAGGTCTTTCACCCACACGCGGGACGGGTCGGCGGGGTCCACCGCCACCAGCACCTCTTCGCCCTCGTGGTGCGCCAGGAGTTCGTGGTGGTAACGCTGGCCGTTGAATGGCGTGACGGTGCCGCGCGTGATCTTCTTGCGCACGTGCGGGCGGAACTGGTCGACCAGCACGTTCTCGGGCAGGAGCATCGGCTCCCACCCGGCGGCCAGGGCCGCGTCCAGGCTCTGCTGCGGCGTCATGTGCACCAGGCGGCCGGTGGCGGGGTCGCGCACCTTGGGCAGCGAGCGGTGCGGGTGGTTGTTCCAGCGCCGTTCGAGCTCGGCAATCCAGGCCAGCGCCTCGGCGTGGCTGTCGAAGACCAAGCCCTTGCCCAGGCGCATGGCCTTGGCGCGCAGGGCGGCGCGCTCGGCGGTGCCGGCGCCGGCCTTGACCATCGCGTTCGTGATTCGCCGCACGCGCACGAAGGTGCCGCTGTCCATGCGGGCGGGGTGCTGGTAGGTGGCCAGCTCGCGCGCCTGGCGGTCGAGCCAGGTGTTGAAGTTCTCGGCGATGCCGTTGGCCTGGCTGTTGCCCACCTCGGCCGGGTGCACGACGCTGATGCCCAGCCGCTCGGCCAGGCCGGCGTGCTCGTCCATCACCTTGGCGTTCTTCACGCTGCTGGTGTGGTCGGTCTGCCAGAGGGCCATGACGCCGCCGACGCGGATGCACTTCTGCAGGCCCTGCAGGATGACGTCGGTGTTCTCCGTCATGCCCACCGCCATGGGCGTGACGTAGCGCGTGGCGCAGTCGTGGAAATGCCAGATTTCGTAGCTGACGAACTGCCCGGTAACGGGATGCGGAGCGGTGAAGTGACTGTTCCAGCCGTCGGAGTGCACCTCGGTGAATGGAGCCATGCCGTGGTAGGTGCGCTGCTGGTAGAAGGTGCGCGAGCGCAGCGCGCTGCCGGTGTGGCGGCCCTTGAGCTTGTCCAGCTCGCTGTACCGCTGGTATGCGCGCAGTGCCGTTTGGTAGCTGGGCGGGGCGCCGTCGGGCTTGTCGGCCAGCTCGGGTTTCCACAGCTCCAGCATCTGGTCGTAGGCCCATTTCCTGGTACTGCCTTGCGGCCTGGCGGCCAGAGGGAAGAAGACGCGGTGCCACGGGCGCACGGACAGGTCGATTTCGGCCGAGTTCAGCGGCGCCAGACTGCGGCCTTGGCGGTGGGCACGGTCCCAGCGCTGCAGACTCACCGCGCTGGGCAGGCCGTCGTCGCCGGCGGCGGCGTAGCGGCCTCGCTTGTCGCAGGCCTGCTGCAGCTTGGCCACGATCGCCGGGCGCAGCTGCCCGGTACGGGCCCGCTCGAGCAGCAGGTAGGCCGCCCGCCGCGGCTTGCAGCCCTGGGTGCGCTGTATGGCGCGCATCTCGCCGACCACCAGCGTGCGGGCCAGCTCGACCTCGCGCTGCGCGGCGGTGGTGTCGGCCGGAGCCTGCGGGGGGACGGTCGGCAGCCGCGTTACTCGTGGGCCGGCTTCAGATCCAACGCATGCAACGCCACGGCCACCAGCTTGGCTCCCTCGGCGGACAAGATCCGCTCCCGGCTGATCGGGGCCTCCTCCAGAACGCCCTCGTCCACCAACCGGCTCAGACTCTCCAGCTCCCGCAGCACCTCCGATGGCAGCCGCACCGCGTCTTCCAGGGTCCACAGCTTCTCCTGCACCACAAGGAAGCGTTCGATCGGCGAGCCCGACCGGTGAACTTCTTCCATCCTGAAGGCGCGCTGCATCAACACGCACAGGTCCAGGAAGCTCAGGCGGTTGGCAAGCGCCAGTAGGCGCGTGAATTCCGGGCCGCTCAGGGCCTCCGCTGACGGGATGCGCATGGGTTTCTCTCTTCTGGATGGTTGGGCCGGCCTGCGGGTCGATGCCGAGCTCTCGCAGCACCGCGTCGGTGTCGAGTCGCTCGAGGTGCTCGCGGGTGTCGTCTGGCAGGCTGTCGCGGTGGTACTCGAGGCCCTTGCCGCGCAATTTCTTGCGGCTCGCAGCCAAATTTTTTTCGACCCACTTGCGAACACCGCGTTCGGTGCTCGGCATGCCTGGCATTCCAGCCAACTCGCTGGTGGAGAACCACTCCCGAGTCGCTGGCATGTCAGGCTTTCGCCAACGTCCGGCGCAGATCACCCATGACGGCTCGCGCCAGCCCTCCGTGGGGCTGCCGATCGGTGCGCATCCCCCACGATCGGATGGCGTAGGAGACCGTGCCGCGCTGGTAGCCATGCGCCTCGGCCCAGGCCTTCATGGTCGGCCACCCGGCGAGCACCAGCTTGGCACGCACGGTGCGGAGATCGCCGACTGGACTGGCGGGCAGGTTAGGGGCCTGCGTCTTTGCGTTACTCTGCGTCATGCCAGAGACTGTACCGCCAGATCTTGCGGATGTCAACAAGATCTTGCGGTTCCGATTCGCGGCGGACGACCACGAACGACGCGGACCGCACAGAACACGGAGTTTCCTTGTCGCGACAGGTACTTACCGCGGAATCGGAACTGCGCCAGCACTCCGAGGTGCCAGTTCCGATTCGTGACGAAGAATCGGAACTGGCACAACGCCTGGCGGAGGCGCTCGTCGAGGAGACTTTGGCGGGCTTCTCGCGCCGCAGCGGGGTCCCGGAGTCGAACCTCCGGGCCTACATGAAGCGGGGCGTCAAGCCTGGGCTGGACCACCTTGTGGCGATGGCCGACGCCGCGAACGTCAGCATCGAGTGGCTGGCGACCGGCCGCGGCCCAAGGCAGCGCCAGGCGCCCGCGGGGGCCACCATCGACCTGGATCGCCTGCAGAGAGCCGTGGCGGCCGTGCAAGAGGGTGTGCAGGGCAGCGGCACCCTGCCTGACCCCGCCCGCTACGCCCGCCTGGTGGCCGCCGCCTACGGGATGCTGGGCACCCCCGGCACCGCCGGCGACCAGGTGGTGCAGCTCATCAGGGCCGCACTGGCCTGAGGCCCAGCAACCGTTACCTGCAGCCCCCGGCGAGGGCCTGACGCCCGGCGAGTAACGCCACAGGGGCCCGGCTGGCCGATCGGCGATCGGATGGGCTCGATCCGTGGGCGTAGTTGATCAAAGCGGATGATTCTGAGGGCGCTTTTGGGCCGTTCTGGCTTAAATCCCCTGCGGCGCCTCTGGTGCCAGATTTCTCAAGCGCCACAAGCACTTGCGCCACTTTGGCCCCTGGCCCACGATGGATCAAAGCGAGCACCTCCCCACACTGGCTCGCGTCCTTTGCCGACCCGATGCTG